TACACTTTGCGTACTCTTTTACTTGTTGTTCTGTCCACTCAACAGAAACATTTGCCTTTTTTAGATTGGGATTACCTAGATAGTTATTTTCCATTTTTCAAACTCTCGATTGCTTCACGATTTTTCACAATATGTGTGTCTTGATTAGCGTCTATGAGTGATTGAATTTTTTCTGCTTTCTCTCTGTCTGTGTCTAGGTGTAAATCTGGATTAATTATTTTTTCTAGTTTGAGTGTGTGTATTCTCTCATTTGGAACATATCTCCAGATATATCCTTTGTCAGAATAAACACCAAACACAGTTTCACTAACACCAATCTTTATGATGACTGCATCATCACCCTCAAGAAGAACCTTGTCTCCCTCGTTGAAGGCTTTGTTCATTTGAAACTTGAGACCCTTTGCAAGTCCAGTTGCAATATCTTTGACCCACACTGCAATAATCAAACTGATAAGAATACCAACCCAAGGCAGTATGAACTCAGTTAGTTGTGCTGTTTGCGTTTCCAGTTCCATCTGTCTTTCCCTTTAACATCTTTTGTAACTCGGCAGTTGAACCCACAAACAATGCGTTAGTAACATTTTTTGGTGCAGAGTTGGGAACTTCTTTGAGTCGTTTCATCTTCTCTTGTAAGTCTCCAAGTTTCTCTGTAACCTCTGCGACCTGTTTAATCAGATTACCAGCCACCTCATAGGTGCGTGGATGTTCTGATTCTTTTGCAATCTCAAGAATACCTTCGATTGCATCCTGTCCTCTCTCTACCAGATTATAAAAGTTTTCTCTCTGGTATTTGTAGTCTGCATCTGTGTCCTCTAAAGAATCAGATGGTCGTTTAACAATTACCTTTGTAGTCGCACCCTTGAGTTCTTGTTCAACAGGATCAAGTACACCAAGAGTCTCATCAAGAACATCAGCTGCGGTTTTCATTACTTGTCAGTTCCAGTTACAGGGTCAAATTCTTTTGCGTCTTCAAAGAAAGATGTGGTTTCATTGAATCCAAAATCATCATCTGCATCAGAGGTAAAAGGTTTTGGTGTAACGGTATACCTTTGTTCTCTCTTAGGTGCATTATCCTCAATATCTGTGTATTGGTCAACTTGAACTGTCTTAATAACATTCTGTGAAGTAACAGGGCCATACAAATAAAACTTACTGGTAAATCCAAGAGTGTATATAATTGCTCTTCTTTCCCCCATATCTCCACGATAGTTATCTTCATAGGACACACTATTTAAAACAATAGGAACATCTCTTTTAATTCCCATGTCAGTCATGTCTCTAATCGTAAGAGTATAGTCTGGTTGAAAGTATGGAAGTATTTGTTCCACAATTTGTAATGCATCGTCTGATTGTTTTGCCATTGCATACAACTCAATATCTAAGTTATATGGAACGGGCATATACTGAGAATCTAACTTGTTTGACTTTGTTGATGAACTTTTTACTTTCTTAAACCGTTGAACACGATTTAATTTTCTTGATGGATCATATGAAAGATTCTGTATTTCAAATCCGAGTCTTGGTAAAGTAATCGCAACTTTACTATCGAGATTTGCGTCTGCATCTAATCTTGTCAACCACTTTTGTCTTGGCCCGTATGCAAGTGGAACTTTCATAGTTTGTATTATCGCACCACTATTATTCTTACGAACTATTTGTATATTATTAAATAAAGTACCAAACGCAACAATGACGTTTCGCATGGTCTCATGGTAAAATTGTTGTCCTAACATTAGTTACTACTCCCAGCGTCACCGAATGGATTTCTCTCTGAAAAGTCTAAGACATTATCGTCCAGTTCATCAAAGAGTTCGTTCTGTGCCGTCTTATCTATGTTTGATGTATTTGTACTACTATCACCTACTATATATGTTTCTTGTAACAAGTATGACTTGTCACCACTATCAGCTTCATTTTCAAGAAGTATATTTGTACCAGCAGAGGTTGTTTCATCCTCAATGATAATATTATCACCAGTATCAGTTGAATCACCATCTGTTCCATCAATCAACAATAGTCCTTCATCTTGTGCAGTATGGAATATTCTAATGTCCTCATTGTAGGTAGTAGATTGTTCCAAAGTAAATTGATGTTCTGCTGTACTGGTGCTGATATCATCTTCTATTGCATCAATAGTTGTAATACCTGTGTCAATTTGTTCTTGACTATATTCAAACTGTTGACACCTAAGTTTGTAAACTGGATTATTGTCCAGTTGGTGGAATGGTTGATCGTGATCCACAAAGTTTACTTGAAACATTTTTCCAAGTATAGGATGATAAACTAAGTCACCCTCTTGTGGTCTGTCTGCGTCAGTCGTTGCAGTGTCCATGAGAATGTAAAACTCACTACCACTTTCCTCTGATAACAAGAAAGTGGTGCTATCTTGTTCTAAAACAATATTGTCACCATCCTCATTAAATATAAAACTCTTAGTAACTGTATTAAGTGTTGCTGATAAACTTGATTGGTTAATTGAACCAGCCTCTAAAAGTATTGAACCACCTGTAGTGTCCGTGTCATCTTCAAGAGTGATTTGACTATCCATCTCTTGGAATCTTTGTTTACTAACAACAAGAGTAATCTCATTTCGATTCTCCAAACCAAACTGAGACATAATTTCTTTCTCACTAGCATACCCACCCTCTGCATCTTCTACATACATCTCTATGGGATGTTGTGTAGTGAACTTAGATAAAGAATCTTCCCCAAGTATGGTATCTGTTGCGACAGTGGTTCTATCAACATAGTAAACATCGTGACCATATATCTGTATTGCTTCTTTAATTAAGTCACGATAAAGATTCTGTTCTGTCTTGAGAGCAGTTAAATTATTTGTATGAAAGGCACTATTAACTGCCATGTAATTATCCTATCATACCCCATACTGGAGTTTCGTATGCGAGTTGTATTTGTTCTTCTAATTTTGTTATTTCTTCAATTGCTTGAGTGTATATGGTTTCACCATTCATAGTAACACCACCTAACATTGCAACTCCACCAAACTTAGATAAGTTTGCACCCCATTGTCTTTTGATAAGTGCAGCTGCATATCTTTTTAAATATATGTCATTGTAGATATCAGTAAAAGTATCTGGGTCTAGTTTACGGTAACACTCTATAACAAGAAACTCATCTGCGGCTATATCATTTGTCCAATCCATATCTATATACAGACGATTTTGATGTTGATTAAATCGTAATGGTTTTTCACCTACTAAAAGATGAGAAAGATAGTCTAGGTGTTTCATCGTCATGTCATAGTGAATGATTGACGTAGATGAAAAATCATATAAGTCATTTAGTCGTAACTGATAACGAAGGTCAAACATATTGTTTGTTGTCTGATCGTCAAAGGGAAACACTTGTATCACTGAAACAACTGACTCTGGGACTGTAATGAATCCCTTACCCTCCAACCAATCAGCAGTGATACTACCAGTAACTTTATCTGTTGCAGTAGTTGTAGTATTTTCTGCAGCTCTGTCAATCTCTGTTTGTGTCATCTTGTGTTTGAGATACATTCTCTCAACACCATCGTAATGATACTGTGCAAAGTATTGAAGTGCTTCGTCTATTCTGTCATCCACTTGGTCGTCTGATACGTTTATATCAATGACACCAAAACCAAGTGAACGAAGACAATAATTTTTGAATGTAGATTTTGAGGTTGGTGTAGCCATGTTTTGTCCTTTTATAACCTATTTAGGTATTATCTGTCCTTCAACAACCAACCATTGGTTGAATTGAAATATACCAATGCAAAAGCTGCACCCTCTGTCGTTATCGTTAAGTCGGATGCATCTCTCTGTATCTTGTGACCATTTCTTGCAATCGTTAAATTGTTTGTATCAAATGACCCAACTCCATCTACCACTCGTATCTCATCACCAGTATTTGCAGTTGACGGTAAAGTCAATGTAAACGCACCACCAGAGGTGTCTATAAAATATTGATTTCCAGCAGATGCAGTGAAGTTTGTTGATTGTGCAGTTGAGTTCCATTTTGGAGTATTCTGTGATGTTACTGTACTGGTCGCACCTGATAGTGTGACATTGCCTGCGACTGTTACAGAACCGTCTGCAACCGTTATTAAATCCGTATCATCCGTGTGACCTATTGTTGTTCCATTGATTACGACATTATCAACTGTCAGAGTGGTCAGAGTTCCGACTGTAGTTAAACTTGATGCAGTCACAGTAGATTTTAAAGTGTTACCACTTAGTGTACCAGCAGCTGCAGTGACAGTAATTGCACCAGTTCCATCAAAGTCCACACCATTAATTGCACGAGCAGTTGCAAGTGCGGTTGCAGTATCAGCATTACCAGAAGTATCTTGAGTTCCAGAGGTGTTAACGCCTGGAAGATTTATATTTGCACTTCCGTTAAATGAAACTCCACCTATAGTTCGTGCAGTCTCTAAAGTAGTAGCAGTGGCTGCGTTACCTGTTGTGTCTTGATTGAGTGTTGCTATAACTAAGTCTATTGTTCCATCACCATCTTGGTATGTTGCAGTAATACCTGTCTCTGTGTTACTACTAAACATTGCACCAACTGTATCTTGAATTACCTCAGATAAATCAATATTTCCAGTGCCATCAAAACTTACACCATGAATTGTTCTTGCGGTCTCTAACGCAGTAGCAGTAGCTGCATTTCCTGTTGTATCTTGATTGAGTGTTCCTACAACTAAATCTATTGTTCCGTCTGCATCTTGATAGGTCACAGTAATACCTGTTTCAGTGTTACTACTAAACATCGCACCAACTGTATCTTGAACCACTTCAGATAAATCAATATTTGCAGTTCCGTCAAAACTTACACCATGAATTGTTCGTGCAGTTGCAAGAGCAGTTGCGGTAGCTGCATTACCAGAAGTATCTTGAGTTCCAGAAGTGTTGACTCCAGGCAAGTTAATATTTGCAGTTCCATTAAACGAAACTCCACCTATGGTTCTTGCACTCTCCAATGCAGTAGCAGTTGCGGCATTACCTGTAGAATCTTGAGTTCCAGAAGTATTGACTCCAGGCAAGTTGATATTCGCACTACCATTGAATGACACACCACCTATGGTTCTTGCAGTTTCTAAAGTAGTAGCAGTGGCTGCATTTCCTGTCGTGTCCTGATTGAGTGTCCCTACAACTAAGTCTATTGTTCCATCACCATCTTGATACGTTGCAGTAATACCTGTCTCTGTGTTACTACTGAACATTGCACCAACAATGTCTTGGACTTCTTCTGTGTTAGTCGTTGCAGTTACATCAGAACCAACAAACAACCCAGCAGTTGAATCGTATTTGAGAAATTTATCATTGACTTTTGCAGTAGACCTTTGAACATCATCTAAAAATTCTAGTCGTACTTCACCACCACCAGATGACGTTGCAAGTCCTTTTGTAACTTGACTCTGTAAAGTCTTTTTGTATTGTTCAAACTCTTTTCTTAGGGATTGTATCTCGTCTAACTGTTCTTTGACCTCAGTTTTCTGACCCATGTCGTCAAGGTTAGATACGATCTCATCAATGATAGTTGTTGGTTTTTTCTCTTCAACGATTTCTTCTTCTAATATCTCAGGTTCTACAAACTCTGTGACAACCTCTGTGATTTGAGATACATTTTCTTCTTGTGTGTTTTCTGACAGAGAACCAACCCTCTCCATCAACACAGAAAAATCATTTAACTTTTCTTTTTCTTTTTCGTTGAGTTCGAGTTTCTTTTTGATTTCTATGTCTGCTTCCACAGACGCTTGTTCGAGACCCTCAAACAAATTTGATATTTCATTCTGTTTGATTACACCGACTGTGGTTTTAAGAGAAGACGCAGTTTTGTTTAGATTTTCCTGTTCTTCTTTTACGGATTCTTTTTTTGCTTTTTCAAGTTCTTGAAAAAGGTTTTTGAGGTCGTCTGACATTATATCTCCTTAGAGATATTTATGGATTGTCTGGATCAAACTCTGCAATAGTTATTTCACCAGCATCCATTAGGATTGCATCATTTATTCCTCCGTCTGCAAGTTCTCTAGCTCTACCCATGTTACTATTTATCCTTATCTAACAAGATACTCTTCAACACTATCTGAAATATCTCTCATTTTTATCCAGCGGTCACCTACATCTTGTCCTTTACGAACACGAAGTTTACCCATCAGTCCAATCGCATCCCACTCTTTCCTATCTTCCCTACGTTCATAAGTTTTGCTTGGGTCAAATGAAGGGTTGACTTTTTTTCTTTGTAATGTTTGACCATCATCATCTTTAGTTCTAACTACTGCATCACTTGGTGGAGTTACATCACTTGGAATATTATCTGTTTCATAATTGACTTTATTACCTTCACTATCTGTCCACTCTGTTAAAGTGTGTGACTCCATTACTCTTCTTCCAAAATCATCTGTCAACCATCTACCTTTCCAACTATCTATATCATTATCACCTAAAATAACTGGTCTTGAAGAAACTACACCAATGATAGATGAGGCTGAATCATCAGATGTTGATTTACGAATTTTATTTCCTGACAAAACCACAGTATAACCTACTCTATCTTCATTACTAGAGTTACCGTCTTCCCACTCAAACATCTCTGCGTAGTCAGCACCTGTACTTGAATAAGCTCCATCGGCATTTGTTGCACCATTTCCAAGTAACTTATGAGTGGGGTCTGATAGTGTGCTGTCAGCATTGCTAGTTCCAGCACCACACGCTAAAAATGTATATGTTGAATTTGCAGCCCTTCCAACATAAAGACCAAATACAATAGCATTACCACCTACACCTGAGTTGTCTGTTCCTGCTCGTAGTGTCATTCCGACACCAGTTCCAGTAGACTCACCATTCGCAGATAAAATACTTGTAAAGTTTGTGTTTCCTAGAGCAAGTTGACTATCTATATCAACTTGACCAGTGGAGGTAATACCAATCGCATCAGTATCAGATGCAACACCAATCGTACCACCATCCTTAATTACGATGTCATCAACAAAAGTAACAATACCTGTAGATGCAATAGTGATTGCAGAGGTTGAGGATGCACTACCTATCGTACCACTATTTGGTATTGCAAATGCATCCTCTGCTGTAACTGCACTTTCAAATGTTGTCGTACCAGAAACATTTAATGCATCTAGTGTAAAGGATGATGGTGTAAGTGCGACTGAGGCATCATCTGCACCAGCCTCATAAGACATAATTATACCCTCATCCGTATCTGACGCACTTGCGTCTATTAAAACTCTACTGTTTGCATTTGCACCTGTACTGTCAGTTCCATCTAAAAGTATATGGTCTGAGGTGAGTGTGTTATGTATTTTACTTAGTGGCATATCCTATCCTTAATCCAACATATTACTTGTTCTAAAATTTGTATAT